CAACCTAAAGTAGATGTAGTAGGTGAAGTATGTACGAGTTGTGAAGGATAATCTTTGACACTACAACAAGAGTATTGTACTTTACCAAATATGTCACAAATGGAACATTACAAAAAGGTAGATGAATCATTAAAAGCTAATCCTGAATTAATTAAGGATAAGAAATGGAGATTAGCTAATTTATACTATATCCAGGATAAACGTGGAAATAAGGTATTATTTAAACCAACAAGAGCACAGGAACACTTTGGAGAACAGATAGAGAAATATTACAGGGTTATTATTCTCAAGGCTCGACAGTTGGGGTTTTCTACGTATATTATTATTTGGATATTAGATGAGATATTGTTTAATAAGAACAAGAACGCTGGTATTGTTGCAGATACGGTACAGTTTGCTGCTGAGGTATTTAATGACAAGGTACAGTTTGCACTAGACAATATGCCACCAAGTGTACGGTTAGCTATTAAGATTACGAAGAACTCAGCTAAGCACTTGAAGGTATCTTGGAAAGATGATGCTTCTTCACAGTTCAAGGTAGCTCTTTCATTGCGTGGTATGTCTCCCCATATTGTTCACTCTACTGAGTTAGCAAAACAGGTCATTGTAGCCCCTCAGAAGGCTAATGAGTTCATTACAGGTACACTACCTGCTATTCCTATGGATGGTAGGTTATTTATTGAATCTACTGCCAATGGTATGGCTGGTTACTTCTACGATACTTTTATGAGTGGGTGGAAGAAGAAAGAAAACATAACTAAGGATATGTCAAGAGCACAACCATATCCGTTGTTCTATAACTGGCAATGGGATGAAATGGATATGGGTATGATTGAAGAACCTATACCTACTCATTTGATGGATGAAACTCCAGATATTAAATGGAAAGAATATCAAGAAGAACATGGTCTTTCTGATATTGAAATTACCTACTATTATCTTAAATGGAAATCATTAGGAGAGGACATTCATAAGTTGCAACAAGAGTACCCTACAACGCCACAGGAAGCCTTTGGAAGCTCTGGAATGACCTACCTGTCACAAGCTAAACTCTTTAAGCATAAACAGGAGCTTAGAGAGCCCTACAGATACCATATTTCAAATGATATGGAATTAATACCAGATAATACAGGTGATTTGTATCTATATCGTGAGTTTGACAAATCTAAATCTTATGTTATAGGTGGTGACGTTGCTGAAGGTCTTGCGAATGGTGACTGGTCTGTATTATGTATTGTTGAAGCTACTACTAAAGAGTTAGTTGGTATTTATTACTGTAAAGAAGAACCTTATGAGTTTGCACAAATTGCGAATCGTATAGGAAGATATTTTAATAATGCACTTCTTGCTGTTGAATCGAATAAAGACGGTTTGTATGTGAATGATATGTTGGTTCAATTAGATTATCCTAATTTGTATTACCAAGAAGAAGTTGATTCTGTTACCAAACAAGTAAATGCAAAAATGGGTTGGAAGACTACCTCTTCTTCACGTCCCTACGCACTTGCTGCACTTAAGACTGCATTTACAAAGGGTGACTTCTGGTCACAAGGACTGTTTATTGATGAAGCTCTTACGTTTGTTGTAAATGCAAGAGGGAGAGCAGAAGCAATGAGTGGGAAACACGATGACGTTGTGATGTCTTTGGCTATTGCGTATGCGGTTATGGAGAATAAACATTTTACGGACTTAAAGAAAAGCACTACTGGTGACAATTCTTTGATGGCTTGGGCATTTGGAGAAATTACACCTGACCAATTAGATGTTGAAACACAAAAATCACTTGGTTTCTTTGACATAAATTAACTTTTATATCATAATTCAGCACATGTCAGCAACATATAACGATAGTTTACAAAAAAATAACAAAACTAAGTCAGGTTTGGAGAAGAATCCAACAAAAATTGACCTACAACAAGAAGAATTAGCTTTCTTAAAGGAAGAAAATCAAAATAATAAGAATAAAGCAGAGAAAAAATACTACAGAGGAAAAACTGCTGTAGATTTTCTTACGACTAAGAAAAAAGAAATGAAAGATAACCCATATCGTCAGAGATTTGATGAGTTATATTCTGAAATTGATTCTAATCTTGTAAACACAGAAGAACAGAACCCATCTGCAAATAGAAATGGTGCTGCTACTGGTAAATCTTGGACTCCTGTAATGATGCCATTTAATGGTGGAAAAAACTATCGACATATCTACACACTACAAGATGCTTCTACTTCTACAAGCTCTCTTCCTACTTCTTTTGAACCATATACATTCTCAAAGGTTCTTGTTGCAACTGCTTTGTTTGGGGCTAAAATTCCTGATGCTATTTTTGAAGCACAAGATAATGTTTGGGCTGAAACTATGTATCGTTTGTGGAAACAAACTTGGAAGAATAAAGATGGTAATGGTAAGCAAGCACTTGAAGCATTTGTACAAAATAACTTCTTGTATGGGTGGGCTGCAATGCGTACCTATCCAAAACGTATTCAACAAATGACAAAGGGTGTCCCACGTATTAAGTTTGATGACATCTATCGACAGGTACTTAAACCAAACCGTACTTGGTTGGGAGTTGGATATTCTAACTCAGACCGTTGGTCGCAAGTTGAGTTCCTCTTTGAAGAAGATATGCCATTGGATATTTTCTGTGAGTTATTCCCAGATGCACCAAAAGATAAACTTGAATATGCAGGTAAGAATACAGAAGGGGATGATATTGGTAGCCAAGCTAAACATGTAACTATTACCCACTACGAGAATGAGATAACTAACACATTCATTAAGGCTTGTGGAGATTATGTTATTTATGATGGAGAACTTTTGAATGAAGATGGTAATACAGATGTTGAAGTATCTAACTGTTGGGTGCGTGACCAGCACGACCCTTACGGTGTAGGATTGTATGAACTAGCTCGTTCTAATGAACGTGTAGCAAACCACCTACGTCTTCTTAACATTGAACAGATGGAAGCGGAAGTACGACCTCTCTTGTTCGGTGCTACTTTTGGTAATGGTGAAATGACGTATAAGCGTGGCTCTAATATCATTAACCCAAAACCACAAGGTACATCACTTGATGTTGTAAATACTAATGGTAACGTAGCTATGGGGATGAACGTCGTGAAGTCTGAAAAGAACTCACTTGATGCCATTACTGGTATTAACGATGTTGTATCTGGGCTTGGTTCTGAAAGCACTCTTGGTTCTACCGTACTTGCTAAAGAAGCTGCACAGCAACGCCTTCTCCTCCCACGCAACTCTATTATTCGTGCTCTTGAGAAAGATGCAGAAATTACTGTTTCATTTATTGAGCAAGTGTATCCTGAGTATTATATTTATGAAACTGATACAGAAGAAAAGGCACAACGCTTTATTGAAATCAACGAATCATACGTTACTCAATCTACTCAGGTAAATAATAAGTTCTACGTTCTTGCTTCTAAGAAGCTAACTATTGACTTTGACTTTGATATTGAAGCAATCAATGAAGAAGATGTAGATGTTGAGGGAATTGAAGTACAAGACCTTGACCGAGGAGTTGTTGTTTCTCGCCACGCATTGTTCCAGAAACTTGATGAGGTAAAATCATCAGTAAACCTTTCACGCGTACTTGATGTTCAAGTTGATGCAACATCAATGATGATTCCGAGTGAAGAAATGAAGAAACAAAATATTATGTCTTTGTATCCTTTAATTTCTGAATCAACTGCAATGATTATGCAGGCTTCAAAACAAGACCCAGAAACCGCAGCTGTTATGCTTAAACAAACAATGACATTAATGCGAGCATTTAGACTTGACCCATATGAATGGCTACCTAAGGATATGGTAAATCAGATTATTGCAGGAGAACTTATGGACGATGATATGATGGCTCTTGCTAAAATGAATCGACAAGCTCAACTACAAGAACAAATGGCTCAAGTAGGAATGCCAGAAGGACAACTCTCACCTGCAATGGATGGTGCACAAGCATCAAGTCCTACAGGAGAATCTATCGCACAGAATCCAATGCAAGCATCAATGAACGCATCCGTTGGACGCTCTACCTCTCCATCTCCAGATTTAAGTCAGGCACAAAATCTTGACGGAGCAGAGATGATGTAGTACGTTTCGATTATATGGACGATATAACATTTCAAACAGCATTACAACAATTAATATCAAGTGGACACGTTAATACACTTATTAGAATCCTCCATGACCCGCAAGTTCGTGTAGACGCGGGAGAACTACTTGGCTCAACAGAGTACGAAACAGTTATTAATACTGCAAAGCACGTTGGTCAAGAGGACTACCTTAAGCGTATTATTTTCTTCTTGGATAATTCAATGAAATAATATGGCTAGTAAAAAAGAACTTAAAAATAAATATGGAAAAGAAGCTGAAGTATATGTAGGCGATAATTTTGATATGGTTATTAAATGGGATATTAATGCTCGTACTAATGAGCTTATTAAGATTGTTCCACACGAAGGTACACAAGAAATTATTATCCCTGTAGAACGTCTGGTATCAACTATCATTGATAACTTTGCTATCAATCATATGTATGCAATGGATGCACGAGTTAAGCAAATTGATATGATTGAAGTATCTCGTAGTATTACAGGTGTTTGTGAAAAAGAATTTAAGATTGGTGATGAAATTAGTTTTATTTACTCACATCAGATGCCATTAGAATATGCTATTGCGGAAGAAGCTATTGGTATCTCTAAAATTAAAGACATGAAAGTACGGACTGTTACACGTGAATACCTTGATAAGGCAGCTAAGAATATTGCACAAGGTGTACGTGAATATAACGAACAAGTACACGCTGAATATCTGAAACGGAAGAAAGAATCTCAATCTGAATCAACCGAAGGTGACCCATCAGTCGAGTCATCTGTTGATTAATTATTATTAACATATTAATTTATTTTATATATGGCAAAAAAGAAAGAAGAAGTTGTAGCAGAAGAAACTGTGGTTGAACAGACTGTTGAAGAGACTCCAGTTGCAGAAGCTCCAAAAGTAAGTTTTACAAGCAAACTAGGATTTGAACCAGATGAATATTTCTATTCATACGTTATGGATGATTTTCTTCACCCACAACATGGTCAAACTATTCCTGGATTTACTGAACAGTATCAAAAAGCTAACCTTGGTGAGCTTATTACACTTGAGTCATTTCCAGAACTTTATGAAGTATTTACACAAGTTATTCCAAAAGAATACAAGGTTATTTATTTTGTAAATACACGTAACGCAGGACCGACTGGTTACCCAGTAAGTGTTGTTATTCCATTGAGTAAAACAAAACGAGACACAGAAGAATTGCGTCACCTTAAATCAGACCGTTCTGTATTTTTCTTGGCTAACTTGAATAACATCCACGAGGCACGAGAATATATTACACAAAAACTACAACCTGTAGTTGGTAAGCTAAAGAACTTGTAATTTTATGAAGCTCACTATCACTGAACGCCTAATGCTCACTAAGATGCTCGCTTCTACTGGAGCTAGTGTTGTAGATGCGTTACGTATTAAATTGTTTATACAAGATATACTGGCTATCTCAAAAGAAGAGTTTGTTTTAATCGAAGGTAAGCTAGAAGGTAAGAACTTTGTCTTTAATCAAGATAAAGACCCTATGAAAGAAATTCAATTTCCAAGTGAAATTGTTTCTATTTTAGATGGATATTATCACTTTGCAGATGAGAATAAAACAGTAACACAAAGCGATTTGCCACTATTGAAACTTATTGAAGCTATTACTATGCTAAAATAATTTGACACAAACACATTATTATTAGATAATACCTGTAACGATTCGTCTCGTTATAGACGTAAAATATGTCAACACAAGAAGAAAACAACATTATAGATGAAATGGATTTTTCAGATGTAGCAGAATCCCTAGAGGCGGATATGACCTCAGCACAACAGACTGCACTAAAAGGAGAATCACAAGAAACTATTGTTGCAGATGATAATCAGGATTCATCACCTGAGGACATTTCACAGGCTGGTGCACCAGAAGAAGACAATTCTCCTTACAACCCTGGAAATGTCGAACTGA